AAGTACGAGACTCTAAGTTAGGATGGGCTAAAGCTTTTAAGGAACTTCTTTCTCTTCTCTGTACTGGCTTGATTCCCACTTGGGATATGTCTGCAGTTAGACCTGCAGGAGCAGTACTTAAAACATTTGGAGGAAGAGCAAGTGGACCTGAACCTTTAGAATCTCTGTTTCAATTTACTGTAGAAAAATTTCAAGGATCTAGAGGTCGAAAATTACGTCCTCTAGAATGTCATGATATAGTCTGTAAAATTGCAGAGTGTATTGTAGTAGGTGGAGTAAGAAGGAGTGCATTGTTATCTCTTTCAGATCTTGGAGATGATGAACTCCGTAACTGTAAGAGTGGTGAGTTTGGTTATGAAAATTCACAACGATACCTTGCTAATAACTCAGCAAACTACCACGCAAAACCAGACTTAGGAACATTCTTGAAGGAATGGAGAAGCCTTTATATGTCAAAGTCAGGTGAGCGTGGTATCTTCTCTTCTTTTAATGCTCGTAAACATACAGAAAAGCTAGGAAAACGTAGAGAAACTAAGCATGACTTTGGAACTAATCCTTGTTCTGAGATCATACTTAGACCTAGAGAGTTATGTAACTTAACTGAAGCAGTAGTTCGTTCTGGAGATGGTTGGTCTGACATTCAACGTAAAGTTAAGTTAGCAGCTGTTCTTGGAACCTGGCAATCAACGCTAACAAACTTCAGGTACATCTCAAATAAGTGGAAAATAAACTGTGAAGAAGAAAGATTGTTAGGAGTTAGTTTAACTGGCATCATGGATAACGATCTCACAAATGGACATGACTTAATATCTCCTACAGAAATTGATATTCTTTCTGAGAATTTAGAACTTCTTAAAGAAAAAGCACTAGGTCAAAACAAGTGGATGTCTGATCAGATAGGTATTAATTCTTCAGCAGCTATTACTGCAATCAAACCTTCAGGAACAGTTAGTCAATTAGTAAACTCTTCTTCTGGAATACATACTAGGCATAGTCTGTACTACATCCGAACAGTTAGAGGAGATAAGAAAGATCCTATCACCAAACTAATGATAGATCAAGGAGTTCCTTATGAAGATGATGCAGTTAAACCTGAAACAGGTGTAGTATTTTCTTTTCCTATGGAGTCTCCTAAAGATGCTTTATGTAGAAATGATTTATCTGCAATAGACCAGTTAGTTTTACACTCAGTTTATACAGAAGCATTTACTGAACATAAAGTTTCTCAAACAATCTCAGTAAAAGAAGATGAGTGGCTGGAAGTAGGAGCATTTGTATACAGAAACTTTGATGCAATCTCTGGAGTCTCCTTTCTTCCTCATTCTGATCATGTCTACAAACAAGCACCCTACCAAGACTGCTCTCAAAAAGAGTATAAATCTCTCCTTAAAAAGATGCCTGTTCTTGATTGGACTAAGCTCTCCAAGTATGAAAGTGATGATTATACAGTTGCTTCTCAGGAGCTTGCGTGTGCAGGGGTATCATGCGAAATAGTTTAATAAACTCAGGTACTTATGTGTATACTTTTGATTTAGTATACACAAATTACCTCCTCTAGGAACAGAAAGGTTACTATATGATAGGAAAGTATAATATTTCTGAAGATTTATTAGTATGGTTAAAAGAAACTTTTCCAAATAAACTACCTCCAAAAGGATCAGGTAATATAGAAGAGATTAGATTCTTTCAAGGTCAACAAGATGTAATCAATGTTATTGAAGCTACTTATAAAGAGAGTATAGAAAATGTGTATGATGAATAGTGGTAGTGGTTCAACTCCCGATGTAGAACCAGAAAAGTTTGTTGCTGGTTCTGGCAAAACAATTAAAGAAAAAGAAGCTCTTTTTAAAGCTAATAAATTTCGTAGTAGGAATATGAATCTGAGAATTAGACCTAGTGTCTAAGTAACATAAGAGGAGGATATGTTAAAAAGAATCACACCAGAAGAGATAGAAAAGAATTGGGATAAGTACAAAGCTAATATTAAAAAAGCTTTTGAAGCTACTGATGGTGGCGCACTTATCATGAGTGATAGTAAAAAAGATTTTTACAGTTATATATATAATAGATTAGTAAATCCTTTTCAGAACTCAATGACCTTATGGGTAGAAGGTGAAGAAAACTATATTGTACTAACCCAATTACAGAAGTGTAGTTTTACAGGTAAAAAAACTCTTGTACTTAATGCCTGTACTCGTACTAAAGATGTAGATAAAGAGACAGTAGCAGAACGATACTTAGATATGTACAAAATTCTTTCTAAATTTGCAGTCCATAATAAATGTGTCGGGATGTATATGTATACTGATATTGATTACTATGCAGAACGTGTAGAAGAAACTAGAGAATTAACTAACGCCATTACTCGTTACCAGTTCTATTTCCCCTTAAAATAATATGAAAATATATAAAGAAGTTGTTTATCAAGTTGCTGGTAATAAGCTAGTAAGAGTTTCTGAAGATTCATTTGAATATTCAGGTGAAGTTACAGAATGTAAATCTAGTGGTGGAGATGTTATAGAAGATATAGCAGATACTGAAGTAGACCTTGATCCTAGAACTTCTGATACAGGTAATGTATTAGGTGATGGAACATTAGGACAGAACGTAGGAAATATAGATCTTGATCCTAGAACTTCTGATCCTGCAAATATTTCCGATCTTGGTACACCTAATATTCCTACACCAAACATGGAACAATTTGGAACAGGACACGGAGGAACAATGGGAGATATATTCAATGCAACGAGCGTAAACATGCAGAATGTGAATCAATTCATTAACCAAAAGCTTGAGGAACTTTCAGAATTTCTTAATCCTTCTGGAGATACACCTACTGTAACTGTAGATCCAGATCAATCAGCTTACTCTGGATTAACAGCTAATAAAAAAGCTGCAGAGTTAGCAGCAAATAAAGCAAAAGCACAAGCAAGATCATCTTTACGAATTAATGCATGAAGAAGTACACCACAAAAACTAAAATTAATATTGACTCTGAGTATGCTGAAGAAGGTGTAGTTCAAGGAAAATATAATAAGTATGCATCTGATAGAGAAAACTATCTGAATAGAGGAAGAGAAGCTTCCTTGTTTTCCATCCCTAGTCTCCTACCCCAACAAGATCATGGAAGTACAACAGATTTCGTAACTCCTTTTCAATCTATAGGAGCCGAAGGAGTAAATAATTTAAGCTCCAAACTTCTACTGACCTTGCTTCCTCCTAATGCTCCATTCTTTCGTTTAGTTGTAGACAACTCAGAACTAGAAGCATTAATAGCAGAACAGAGATCTGAAGCTGAAGAATCCTTAGCAAAGATTGAACGCATGGTAATGCAGGAAATCGAAGTTAGAGGATTAAGAGTTCCTATTTCTGAAGCATTAAAACAACTCATTGTTACAGGAAATGTTCTTGTATACTTACCTCCCAAAGAACAGATAAGAGTTTTTCGTTTAGATCGTTATGTAGTTAAACGTGATGCAATGGGAAATGTATTAGAAATTATAACTAAAGAATCTTTATCTCCTCTATCTCTACCTGAAAAAACTAGAGAACTCCTGACTGATCCTGAAACTGAAGACATTACAAAAAATCAAGACCTCTATACTTGTGTTAAATGGACAGGAAAAAATTGGATGATTCATCAGGAATTAAATGGTATTACAGTTCCAGGATCAGAAGGTACATACACTAAGAAGAAGTGTCCTTTTCTTGCTCTCAGGTTTACATCAATGGATGGAGAAGACTATGGAAGAGGATATGTAGAAGAGTATTTAGGAGATCTAAAGTCTTTAGAGTCATTAACTCAATCTATTGTAGAAGGTTCAGCAGCCGCTGCAAAAGTTCTATTTATGGTTAGACCAAATGGAACTACACGAATTAAAACTCTTGCTGATTCTCCAAATGGAGCGATAGTTACAGGAGATGATAATGATGTATCTACTCTCCAGCTAGGAAAAACACAGGATTTTGCAATAGCTGCACAAACTATTCAGCAGTTACAGACTAGGTTATCAAGAGTCTTTCTGATGAACTCCTCAATCAGAAGGGATGCAGAAAGAGTAACAGCAGAAGAAATTAGAATAGCTCATCAGGAGCTTGAGATAGCATTAGGAGGAGTATATGCAGTTCTTTCACAAGAGTTCCAATTACCTTTGGTAGAGTTATTAATGCATAAGATGGGAAAAGAAAAGAAAATTCCTGTTTTACCTGATGAAGGATTAAAACCTCTTATTATTACAGGAGTTGAAGCTCTAGGTAGAGGTGAAGATCTAAATAAATTAGGACAATTTATGCAGGGTATAATTCCATTAGGTCCAGAAGCAATGTCACAATTAAATATATCAGATTATATTACAAGACTTGCAGGATCACTTGGAATTGATACCGAAGGTTTAGTAAAATCTGAAGAGCAGAAACAACTTGAAGCAGAGGAAGCTCAAGCGGCACAAGCACAGATGATAAATCAACAAACGATGGCAAAATTAGCTGAAAAAGCTACACCAGAGATAGCTAAAGGGATGAATCAATCAGGTATGGGGGAAGCACCTCCACCTCAAATGAATAATTAACTTTAAAAGAGGAGACTCAATGGCAGAATTCCAACAAATAAGTACACATGAAGATGCTCTACCACCTCCTGAAGGAACTAAGGAGCATGAACAAGCTATGGTTCAACTTGCAGAAGAAGCAGGAGCCGTAGCACGAGAAGATGAGCAACCATCATGGCTTCCAGATAAATTTGAAAGTCCTGAAGATATGGCGAAAGCCTACCACGAATTAGAACAAAAGCTATCTTCTAATTCGGAGTCTGTGACGGACAACGATGAGGTTTCACCACCTCCGCAGACTCCTCAACCAACTATTGAAGAAGCAAAGAAAGCTCTATCAGATCAAGGACTTGATTATGATAAGTATGCAAAAGAATTTAATGATACCTCTGCATTATCTCCTGAATCTTATAAAGAATTACTAGAAAAGGGACTCACTACTGAAGTAGTTGATTCATGGATTGAAGGTCAACAAGCACTAGCAGATAAAATGATTGAAGTAGTACATACTTCTGTAGGAGGTAAAAATGAATACGACAATTTATTAGAGTGGGCTGGACAAAATCTGAGTAAACAAGATCAAGATTCTTTTAATAGAGCAGTAGATAGTGACAATCCGAATGATGGTTTGTTTGCTGTAAAGTCTCTAAACGCTCAGTTTAAACTAGAAAACGGAAGTTCACCAAATCTTATACAGGGTACTACAGGTGGCTCAGGATCAGGAAGTTTCACTTCATTAACACAAATGTCTGAAGCAATGAGAGATCCTAAATATCTTAGTGACCCTGCTTTTAGGGAAGATGTATCTAGAAAACTAGAATCATCTAACCTTATGTAATACGGAAGAACACACGAGAAAATTATTGCCCTCTGAGGAGGATAACTTTAATTGGGAAACGATGTAGTTATAGCCGTAACTTAAATCGTGCTAGGTAAAACTAGCTAAACTTAACCTTAATTAAAGTAAAATATGTCCGCAACAAATTATGTTGGTCAAAGGTCTGGACGAGTTAATGCTGATGCAGCAACCTCTTCTAGGTCATTATTTCTAAAGCTTTATGCTGGAGAAGTAATGACTGCTTTTCAGACCAAAAATATCATGATGAACTATACGAGAGTCCGTAATATCAAAGATGGAAAATCGGCACAGTTCATTATGACAGGTAAGCATCGTACCGCAGGATATCATACTCCTGGAAATGAGATTATTCCAGATGCTGCAGCCAAGCATTCAGAAAGACTTGTCACTATTGATGATCTCTTAGTAGTTCATCAATTTGTTCCAAATATTGATGAAGCAATGGCTCATTATGATATACGTTCTGTCTATACACAAGAAGCTGCTTATGGATTAGCAAAAGAAGCTGATCAGAATATTCTTCGTATGGCAGTCAAAGGTGCTTTAACTACAAATAAGCACAGAGCAACTTTAGCTATCCAAGATTATGTTGGTTGGGATGATGAAGATTTCTCAGCTAATGTGACTTATTCAGGAACTAACTATGCAAACTCCAAAAAGTCTTCAAATTTCTTTGAAGGTGTTCTGGAAGCAAAGCGTATTCTTGAAAGTGCTGGTGCGCCTTTAGATGATTTAGTCTGTGTAGTAGCTACAGATCTTTATTATCATCTATTCAAAGCTGCTACAAATGGTGAAGCAACGACTGATCTCCACATGTTCAATGTAGATATTGGTGGTTCTGGTTCTGTAGTTGGTGCAAATATGCCTACTATTGCAGGAATTCCTGTTGTAAGAACTCCACATTTGGGTACTGATACTGGTTCTGCATGGACAGGAAGTCTATGGTCTACAGCAACATCAACAGGACAAGCTCCTCTTGGTGCGGCTGAATCTAACAGAGCTGCTCATTACAACCTACCAGCAACTACAAATGGTGTAGTGAATAGTGGTAGTAATATTGGTGCTGTTGGAGGTCTTGATGGTACTGGCTCAATTAACTATACTACGGAAGCAAGTCTTGTTCGTGGTTTAGTGATGAGTAAAGATGCAGTTGCTACTGTGAAACTATTAGACCTTTCGGTTGAGACAGATTATATGGTCAATCGTCAAGGAACTCTAATTGTTTCTAAATATGCAATGGGTCATAACATCCTACGTCCAGGAATGGCTGTAGCGTTAAAAGCCTCGCATAACTCATAATAACCTCTTCGTGGGGTATGGTTAATCCTCTTGCTGTACCCCATTTTCGTAGAGGAGGCGTAACAGTTC